ATGGAAGAAATAACAGAAAAGAAACTTGTAAGTACTGGAAGTAATGCGGCAGCAAAACTATTTGACATTCCTTCCGTTACCCCCTTAAATTCAGTCATGGCACTATTGAGCTCTTTAAATTTACCAAGCGTCTCCTCCCCCATAACATATCCTGTATCATGAGCTTCTTGTCTTAAAGCGGCAAGTTCTTCCTTTGTCATATTTAATATTGGGCCTAAGTTCTCCCCAGTTGTTGATAACAAATCGCTTGCAATGGCATTTCTTTTAGTCACGTCCTCCATTTTCTGTAGGCCCCTTACAACGTCTGAAAACAATTCATTCTGTGATTTTAGGGCTCCATGGGAATCACGTACATTCACGCCAAGCAAGCGGAATGTTTTTGCCGTGTCACTGGTCTTATCCGTAGCTTCAAGTGCTTTTTCCGCAAGGGCGGCGATATCACCAGTCATACTCTCGGCATCACTTCCGACGGTTTTCATGATGTAATCCCATTCTTGATACTGATCCGTTGTCATACCCATGCGTTGTGACACATTGGTTATTTCTTTTGCACTGTCTGCCGTACTCAGCGTTAATGCTCCAAGTGTTGTAACCATAGTTCCTATTGTAAGAACTGCCTTTCCAATGCTCTCATCTACCCCGTCAAATTTTTCGGCAAATTTTTCTACCGCTGGATTCGCCTCTATGCCGATAAAATCGGCAACGTCCCGGAGAGTATCGCCAAAAGATCTGTTCTTATCAGAAGTCTCTTCGATTTGCTCTTCCGTATCCCTCAAAGAACCTTCAAGCTTTAACAATGTCGTTCTCTCGTTCAGGAGTGCCTTATCCGCTTGATCAGCCGCTTTCGATTCGTAACCGTGGGCTGCAACGATTTTATCATAAGACTTTGCCGTTTCTTCAACCTTTTTCCGCTGGAGTTCAATCTTCTGTCTTAAAACATCTTGTTTAATACCAAGCTTATCAGTAGAGTCTCCATAAACGTCCGCTTCTGCTGTCGCTCTCTTAAATTCTGCATCAAGGAGGCCCATCTTACGGTTTATCTCTGTCATTCCGCCAGAAAATTCCGAATAATCCATGCCGATCACAATTGTTTTTTTGTATTGGTTGTTCATATAAAACCCTCGACCTCCTTCATGCTTGATATAGTATTCACTTCATTTTTACTCGCACCGAAATATTGTGAGGTATAGGGCTTGTTGTCGATTTGCGATGCCTTAAAAGCCGCCTCATCATTTGCAATATCAAGCATCTTTATTATTTTGGGAAGTGTGCTGCAGTAGAATTCTTCTTCGGACCGGTTAAGCCTGAAACAGTACAAGTAAAAAAATAAATCGTAATCCATGGTTAGCAAACTACGGTCTATTTCACAAGTCTGGTAAGCATCTGCATCATTATTTTTTTTTTCGCTTCGTCCATAATTTCGCTGTCTGTACCGGCTGATTCCATATAAGCCCCAATGATTTCATTCAAATCCGTTGGTCTGATACTCAATGCCAGAGCCCTTGCTTCCTCAATGGTAAAATCCTCATGATTTGCCTTAATTCCACCATAAAGTACTAAGCTTCCAAACTCCACAATGGATAGTTTTTCTTTCCCGGGTTTCATAAGCTTTTCCTGCATGTATCCTACCGCAAGCATGTTAAATGTCGCTTTCAATTCCCGATCATTAAAATCAATTATGATTTCGTCTGCCGGAAGTGCTGTTATTTTTCTCGCCATGTTCCCTCCTTATGGTGTGTCAGGCTTTGCCGGGTATGTTGTAGGACCTGTTAGGAAAAATGCTGTTGCCTGTTCTGCGGAATAATCCGAATTGGCTGTGTCGGCGTAGAAACGAATCTGTCCATCGGATTCCCTTGGGATAAAATTAATCGTAATTGAATCAGTGGAAAAATTCACGTTATCGGTTGATTGCTGAATAGTTTGGTTTGCTGGCTGTGCACGTCCTTTAAGTAGCCATACCTGTTCTTTAGTACTATTCATCTGTTCAACCTCATAGCCTAATGCAATCTCTATGGGCTGATCACCATTTTTTTCTATCACCACGCCATCAGTCATGGTATTGCCCATGATCTCTGCCCTTACCTCTGAAAATACCTTATTTACATCAATAACAACAGCCATTCCTTTTAACAAACCCACATCTTCTTCTTTGTTTCCGTCCCCGTACAATGTACCTGTAGCTACCTGCGGCGTTAACTGTATTTGCATAGCTTTTCCAAACGTTTTAACCGGACCGTATGTAGTTCCTTCTGCTGTGTCTGTCAGGATAGGGCTATATACAGGACGCGCAATGTTAATACGGTTTGATTTAACTGTTGACATCTGTATCCTCCTTTATATGCTTAAAATTAATCATTCCCCTCCATGATTTTCCATTAGTATCATAGGAAAAATTCACGGTGGGTAACGTGTTATACTTTATACCGATCAGGGCCTTTTTTAAAAGTCCTGTTTTGTTAACCGTGTCTTCTCTTTTCTTGCACCAGATATCAATCTCATAGGTTTCAGATTCTTCTGTTATTTCTCCATTTCCTGACAGCTCCGGTTCTTCAAACGTCTTATACCATGTAGCGCATGGAGGTAAAATTGGTTTAGACAGGTCTATTACAGGAATGTTTAAGGTTGTCTTAATTAAATTTTCTATATCCATTACTGCACCATCTTTTTCATCATATCATTGATCGCTGATTCAATATCTCCCTCGGAAGCTTGCAAAGCTCTTTCCATGAATTTCAATCCAGGAACGAACGTCTTTCCGTCTCTGGCGATATGTCCATCATTTGCAAGGTGCCATTTATAGCCGGTATACTTACCGCCTTTAACACTGACATAAAGGATACCCTGCTTATTTCTTTTAACCGTGAATCTTACATCGTCTTTCATGTGGACATATGGCCGTGTTCCGTCATAATTCTTTGGTTCCATATCAAGTAACGCCTCAATGCCGCTACTGTGTAAATATCTGACAACATTTTTTTTTATCGCGGACCCGGCTTTGCTTAAAACTTTCCGTTCCTCATATTGAATTTCCTTTGGTAGATTCCTAATCATTTGATCAATGGAGGATATCTCTTCTTTGTAATCAATGGCAACCCTCATGCACTCACCCCACAGTCACAGATAATGTTGATTCATCTTTTTGGAACGTTCTCAGAATATTATATCTGGCTCCTTTGTATACTATCTGCTGCGGGGTAACCAGTTCTTCATCTTTAAGAATTGATGCGTTTTCGAAATCCTCTGGATCGATCTCAAAAGTTAACTTAGGAGATAACCCCACTGCATATGCCTGATAAAATTCGCTTCTGGTACAAGAAACTTTGTTGCAGAATACTTCATTTTCCGCAGGATCAACTTCGCTTCCATCAGCGGTAAGCGTAACCAGTATACATACTTCATTCCTCATGGCGTTACCTCCTCTCCTTTGTATTCGCTGGCAAGTGACATGGCTATCTTTGTCGCTTCATAGGATTGCCTGTACCTGTCAGCTTCGCCGTTATAGTTCATCTGCCACCTTAGATACAACCTTAGGGAAGCCAAAGAAAGCATGTCCCCGGTTGGTATGGTATTTACTCCGCCCATACTCAAATCCGTAAGATATGCCTCTTTTAGCATTTCTAATTCTTCATCTAATTTATCATGGCTGATTCTTACCATGCTGCGCATTTGTTCTTTCGTAACGTCGATGGTAATCACGTATAATCACCTCACTTTATGATTTTTTAGGAGGTTTTTCTACTTCGTTAACCACTTCAACGAGTTACCCATAACGGGTGGAGTTTAATTCTTCCACCCGCTCAGGAGTTGCTGTAAACACAGCACCAGTTTCTCTTATCTTTTTGGCTTTTATGTCTCGAAACTCCATTAAGGCCCTAACATTCATGTGCTACCTCCTATGCTGCAGGTTTATTCCTGATCAGTGCGAATGCTTTTGTATCAAGTACGCCGCCATCAACGATAGTGTAAGCAGCGTAATCCACCGTTCTTGCCTTTACATGTTCTTCTGTTGCAACAGACATAGGCTCATTTGTATTCATTACATATCCCTGTAACGGGTTTCCAATGATAATGGACCCGTCGGTTACTCCAGCATCAGGTTTTACTACCATTCCAAACATTCTACCAACTCCGCCAGCCGTTACATCTGGAATAAATAGAGGTCTCCCCTGTCCGTCAACCAGGTTCGCAAGCTGATTCCAAATTGTGGCATTTGATGCATAAATAGCAGCATTTGATAAGTAAGAAGAATGGATTTTTCCAATAGCTGCAGTAAACATCGTATAGCTTAAAGGAATTGGAGTTGTCGCTTCCGGATCATACTCAACCACCTGAGGCTTACCAGATTCAGCTAGTAAAGCAGTTTCTACTCCCTCAGGTTCACGTGGAGTAGCTGTTGGTCCCTTACCCTTAACTACAGCATTACCCAATGCCACTCCGATTCTCTCAGCCAATTCGTTTTGAATAAACGGAATAAACTCTTCTACGGCCATGCTTCTCAGCTTCCATGTAATAGTTATGGCCTTTGCAAGCTCACAGCCACTTAATGTAAGTTCTGCAAAAGTATTCTGCTCATCTGCGGTTGCGGTACCCTCTGCATAAAACGCAGCGTCACCAGCGGCAATACCCGAATGCTTCTTAATCGTCAATGTTCCTCTTACATTGAACTTTTTAACGTCTGCAAGGAATGGATACATCTCCGTTGCTCTCTTCCAGATACCAGCCACAACCGTTTCAGGAATCAGAACCGACGTGTTATTTGTATCATGAGTGTAGGCATTGCTAAACTCAGCGTTAATCTTATTATAGATTTTCTGTTCGCTGCTATCCAATGGCTTCCCTTGCATGGTTTTAGCCCATGCGTTTTCATACAGCTTCTTTTCGTCTGTTTTTGCATCACTCTGTACGCCGTCCATTGACATGCTGTCCACCATTCTTGCTGCCCGAGGGTTTACACTAGCATTTTCCATATCAATCCCCTTTGTCTTATCTCTCAATGCTTCCACATTCGCATTTAAGAGCTTAGATTCTTCCCACTGATTGTCCAGCGCTTCCACTTCCTTTACTTTTGCTTTTGCATCTTCGATTTTTCCTTCGTTAGTGAGCTGTTCACTTTCGTTGAGCAATGTTTCCCTGGTTGCTAAATATTTTTCTTTTTCCATGTTGTTTACCTCTCTTTTAATCTAAGATTTTTGATTTTTGACATTAAAAAAGCAGCA